GTTGATAGCATGTTGTGAATTCTAGGAGCAAAAGCTTCTTCAAGAGCTATTTTAGCGTTTGCTAATGCTGTTTCCTTAACGGCTTTTGCATCTGCAATTGCTTCTTTTAGTAAGTCCGATTTTGCGTCCATTACTTGTTCTCCTTAAATGTTTTTAATTTGGAAATAAGATTATTTTAAATCTTAATAAGAATAATTAATAATAATTGACACTATATAGAGATAGTGTATTTACTATAAATATAAAGAAACTGAAAAAACAGTAAAAAAGTCCTAACTATATTAGCTAGGACTTATCATATAATATATTTTAAAAATTAAATATCGCTATATAGGTCAGATATTTGTTGTTTATATATAGCTGATTGTTTTTGTTTTCTTTTAGTAATACTAGGTTTTTCAAATTCTTGTAAAGATTTTAGTTTATTTATTGAATCAGAATTTTTAAGTTGTTTTTTCCAAAGTCTTAATGCAAAGTTTATATCACGATTAATAACTTTTGTTGAATTACTTTTTCCAGGAACAATTGATTTGTGATGCTTTATTTGTTTATTCATTTTGTGATTGATTTGTAACTTGTTGTTTTTGTATTGGTCTTAATGTAAATTTGAATTTTTCAACTTCTGGTAATTGGCTTATGAATCCTTGAACTCGTTGTGATTCTTTAGCAGGATCTTCTCCTAATCTAATATAAAAAAATCCTTTACCAGATGAGTCATCAAATTTTGTTTTAATAACATGCATTCCTTTTTTATTTAAAAATGCTTGTATGTCAGCTTTTACATTTCCTGCAGTTGATGGATCAATTAATTTATAAAGAAATCCTCCTTTATAATCAGTTAATTTATTTATCAAATCAGCTTCATTTGTTTGCGATTTAACTCCAAAAAAATCATGATACATTTTATCAACAGTTGACATATATTTCCTTTATTATAATAATTTTTTTTATATTTTCAAAATTAATCTATATCAAAATATTTATTTAATCCTTGACCAATGTCTTCATATGCTGCAGATAATCTTTCTTGTAACTGAGAAATTTCTTTTGCAGTTTTTTCAAAAACTTGATATGACGCATTTAAATTTTTCATATGTCTATTAACAGTAATACCATCAAACCAATCTCCTTCTGACAATGTTACTTGTTGTGCCATCTCTACCATATATTTAACACGCTCGCATAATTCTTTAAGATCACCTTTTCCATAAACAGAATCTCCTAATGCAGAATATCCTTTTACAGCTTCAACAAATTCTTTCTTTTGTTCAGTTGTTAACTGTACTGGCTCTCTTTCTAATGCTTCTAATATTTCTTTAAATTTCATGGTAGTATCCTACATTTCCCACTATCACATAATATTGATGTAATAATGTTATTTACATTTTTATAATCTTTTATTGTTTTACTTACTGATTCATTCATATTCATTGGTTTTAAAAACGCTCCATGTGTCGATGGATTTGATACAAAATCAAAGCATATCAATTCAAAATCTTCTTGAACTTCTACTGCTGACTCTTTATAAAGTTCTTTTACTGAGCCTAACCCTCTACTAGAAATTCCTAATGTTATACCAGCTTCAAATAATGATTTTAATATTTTACCAGCTGGTGTTTCTAGTATTTGAACAGCGCCCATTAAATCATCTCCAGTCCACCACATTTTTAAAACATTGTGAGATACATTATTTAAATTTACAACAGATGAATCTGGATGATCTAATTCTCCTAACGCTCTATTTTGATCTATATATTCTTTTTGATATTTTTTAGCTTCTCTATTTAATATATGTTTAGGATACACTCTACCATTTTGATTTTTAGCTCCAGCTCTTTGTAATACACCTTGTACTACTAATCCTCCAGGAATTCCATATTGTTTACCCAATTGTTCATTAACAGGACCTATAGGTTTAAATGGTATATATTCTACTAATAAATTTTTACTCATACTATTCTCCTAAACTTCTAACTCTTTCAGATATTTTTAATAATCTTTCTGAAATTTTCTTTAATGCATTATGAGTAGATTTACCATATGTTGATCCAGCTATACCAGATTCATTTTTTAATTTTGAAGTATATTTAACTAATTGTTCTATTTCTTGTAATTTTTTAGCTACTTCTTTTATTGTACCATTTACTGTTTGTGATGGAGTTGATTTTGGATTACCAGTTGCAAATCTAGAATATGATTCAATCATAGCTGCATATTTTTGATCCATTGCTGCTTGTACTGATTCATATTTCATATTCTTTTTCTTTTTAGCTTGAGCCTTTGTTGAGAAGGCATTTGGTGTATTATATCCAGCAATATTTCCAGTTACATTTTGTTCGTCTATTTCTTCGTCGACAACTTTTATAGTATCATCATCGTCTGCTTGTGCTTTAACTTGTGCTAGTTTGTCTTGCGGAACTTCAATTGTAGCTTCATTAGCTTTAGCTTGTTTGGCTGCTTGCTTCATTGGCTCTTTTTTGTCATTATCTCCATCTAGATCTAAAAAATCAGGTTTGGCTTCTTCATTGTATTTTTTACCTTTAACTTTTGCAATTGCATCTTCTTTAGACATTCCAGATGCAATCATTCTAGCAATTTGAACATCTGCAAAATCTTGGTCTTTATCGCCGTCTTGATCTTGTTCTTGAATTTCTTTGAATTTAGATTCTATTTCTTTTAAAAATGATTTCATTTGGAATTGACCTGTTTTAGTTCTTTAATTAAATCATAATATCTTAATATAGTTAAAATATGAGATTCTTTTATAATTTTAATAGTTTCAACATTACAAAGCATTTCAGATAATTTATCAACTTTAATTTTTGTTGCTTTATCTGTAATTAATGATACTTGTTCTTTTAATTGTTTTTTAATATTAGGTATAATTGTTTCTAAATATTGTTTCATTGATTCAGAATCATTAACATGGGTAATATATTTATTTAATATTTGTTTTTGACTTTCATTTAAACCAGAATATTTTGAATTAAATTTATCTACTAATAATTTATACGTTAATATTCGTACATCTTTATCATAACTTTTAAATTTTTCAACTAATGGACTTAATTTTAATGAATTTGTAGATTTTCCACTTAAATGATTAATAATTGATATTTTACATTCTAATAATTCTTTTGGATTTTCTGCTTCATCATATTCAAATAATTTATATATAGATGCTAATTCTTTATAATTATTAATTCTAATTTTTGAAACTTTTTGAAAATCAAAATTTTCTGATATTTCTTTTACTAAATTATATCGTTGTCTACGTAATAATGATTTATTTAATTTACTATGAGAAATTTTACATGTTCGTATAAAATCTAATGCGTGAGCTTCTGATTTAATAGTTTCTTTTATTAATGTATTATATAGTTGTAATTCTTTAGATAACGCTGTATTTTTACCAAAATATTTTTTAATTATTTCAACAGTAACTGTTTTATCAGATGTAAGAGTTTCGGAAGTAAGTTTTCTTACAAGCATTTCAAAAAGAATAGCAGTATTTTTATACTTAGAATGTTTTAAATTTTTCATATTAGTACAGAGTTTCTTTTCATATAAATATAGTAGTATCTATAAAATATTATTTTCATCTAATAATGATCCAGTATCGTCATTATTTTTGTTTGTTTCGAATAATATTTTAGATCTATTTTTTTTAATTTTTTTTAATATATCTGCATTTTCTGTAGCTACATTTGTTGATTTTCTTTTTTTATTATGTGGTTGAAATGTTGTAGCTTGCTTTAGACTTTTAGCACCGGTTGGATCCCATCCTAACTCATTTGCATGTTGTCCATATTTAATTCCTTCTGGCGGACGCCCTCCTTTATTAGTATCTGTTACATCATCTGTACTCTGATGCATTGAAGCCAAATCGTGAGGTGTTCCATATGATACTCCTGTTAATGTAGGATCATTTCCTTCTTGTTCAATTTGATTTTGTCTAAATCTTAATTTTAAATCTTCTACAACGTTATTTCTTTCTTCTAACCACTCATCTTCAGACATATTGAAAATATATTCATAAACATACTTATCAGAAACTAATTTTGAATCTTTCATTGCAACTGCTAATTGAATCTTTTCATTCATCAGAGCAACTTTTTGTTGATCGTATATAATAGATGGAGGAGTTAATGATAATTCAAATCCAATAAGATCTTCTCCTTCAAATCCTTGTGCATATAAATGTACAATTGCAATCTTAGATAACTCAGAAACTACTATTTTTTGAATTCTTTCAATGGTTCTAGCAAATCTAATATCCATAGATGCTAATGTAGTTTTTCCTTCAACGCCTTCGTCATATCCCAAAAATGGTTTAGGAATTTTTAAAGCTGCCATCATTTTATGTTTAACATATTCAATATCTTCAATACCAGTAAAAGTCATTCCTGGTAATGTATCTATTTGTGTTTGACTATTACCTCCTCTAACTGGTAAATAATAATCTTCTAACATGTTATTTAAATTAAACTTTAAATTATAATTTCCTGTATTTTTGTCTACATAAGGAACTTTTTTCATTTTATTGATAATTTGTTCCATGAATGAATCAACTTCATTTGGAGGAATATTACCAATATCAATTTTAAATACTCTTTTTTCTGGTGCACGCATAATTCTATGAATTAACATTGCATCTTCTAACATCATTAATTTTTGAAATTCTTGTCTAGCACCTTCTAACATTGATCTACCATATGGTAAAAAATTAGAATCAGATATCATTCTAAAGTGTGCTATTTCAAAAACATCATATTTAACATTTTCAGATATAGTATGATTAAAGTTAATTTCATATTCACCTGTTTCTGGATTAAATTCTTCTAATCGTTCAACTTCATATGCTGATAGTGGTCTTGCATTTAAAATACCAATTTCATCAGCTACGTCTAATTTTAAAAAGAAGTCTCCATATTTAGCTAAATTACGAATCCATGGCCACATATTAAATTCAATATTTAAAACATCATAAAATAAATTATATAATATTTTTTGTATATGTGTTTTATTTGTTTTAATTGTTAATATATCTCCAAACTGATCTTCTAATGTAGATTCATCAGAGTATATATCTAATGCTGAAGAAATAATAGGATCTTTGTCCATCATCTCATAATCAACGTATAATTGTTTTCTATTTTGTTGAGAATAATAATTTGCGTCATAACCGCCATATGCAGATCCATATGATCCATATCCATGTTTATTTGTACCATGTAATCTAGAATAACGATCTGTAATTTTACTCTGTGCTATATTACCAGTAGATTGTAATCTATTTGTGTCTACAACACGTAATTTGTCTTTACCATATTTTCTAACAATTACGTTTGTACTAAATAATCTTTGTAATCGTTTTCTTAATGATGCCATAATATTTTCTTTTATTTATTATAAATATAACTAACTAC